TGGCGCCGCCCGGATCGGACGGGTGATCCGACCAGCCGCCCTCGTAACCCAGCGTCACCGCCAGGCAGTTTGCAAAATTGCCGTTCATGGAAAATCACCTCAGGAGAAAGACGAGCAGGATGAGGAACGCGACCACGGTCCCGACGCGCAGGCGGTGGACGAAAGCCTCGCGGGGGTCGGGACTGTCGCAACGCAGTTGCCGGGCAAGGCGCAAAAGCTCACGCATCGTGACCGCCTCCCTTCGTGCCGCGCAGACGGGCAAGCGCGACCTCGATGAAGGCGGGGCCGAAGACGCCGACGAGATAGGCGGCGGAACCGGCAGCACCCCCGGCCGGGATCGCTTCGGCAGGCAGGCCCAGCCACTTCGTGACCAGCGCTATGGAAAAGCTGCCCATGCCGGCGGCAATGATGCCGCCGAGCAGGATGTGGCGCAGCGCATCGCGCAGCCGCATGCGGGTGGTCAGCGCATTGGTGGCGCCGCCGAGCGCACCCCAGGCGGCAAGGATCACCGCCGTCGAGGCCGCGAGGTCGCGCAGCACGCCGGCGATGAAGCCGGGTTCATCGTTCATTTGCGGATCTCCACGAGGGGTATGGAGGTGATCGAGCCAAGCCGCTCGAGATCGAGGGTGATGTCGAGCGTGTCGGTGTCGAAGCGGACGGGCACGTCGAATTCGAAGCCGGCGGTTATGGTCACGCCGGCCGTGGGTGCCGTACTGAAGGTGACGAGGCCGGTTGCGCTGTCGGCCGACCAGCCGGAGGGTGCTGGCGTACCGGCAAGCGCGATCTTGACGCTGCCGGCAACGGGTTTGGTTATGGTGCGCGTCCAGGACTGCGCACCGGAGCTGTAGCGCTTGACCAGCTGGAAGGTCCTGGTGCTGCCGTTGCCGGTTCCGATCTGCTGGTCGCTTGCGCCCGGCACCTGCGACGGCAGGCAGGACTTGTAGTCGGCCCAGTCCTTGAAGCGAAAACCGTAGAGCCGTCCGTTGCGCGCCTCGAAGAAGGCAACCACAACGGCGAGATCATCGGCGCGGCGGATGCCGTAGGCGACATCGTAACGGCGACGCGAGTTCGCCCAGCTGGCGTTGCGCTCCTCGTCGCCCGAGGTCAGTTCGACGATCTGCGTGCGCCGTTCCGGCCCGCCGCGTGCGCCACGCGAGATATCATCCGGAAACCGGACCTCGTGGAAAGCCATGACAAAAAGTCCTCAGAGGCCGCGTCGACCGAGCGACACTGCACGCGCTATGTCGGCGGCGACCTGCGTGCGCGATTGTCGGAAGCTCTCCGCATCGCGGGCCATGATCGTGACATTGACAGCCGGAACAGCCGATCCACGCGCCGCCGCCGCTGCCTCACGACGGGACAGCACCCGCTCACCGCGTTGCAGGATGGCCGGCACTTCGTCGGGCCTGAGACCCGCCCAGCCGCCCGAATGCATGCGGGGCGCTGTGGCGAAGGCCATGGCCGGCACCATGCGACCGGGGCCGGGCGCCCCGACAATCCCACCAGCATGGAGGATGTTGGCGAACAGCCCGCCCGCGCTGCCGAGAACGCCGGAGAGCGCATTGGCGATGGGACCGAGGATGAAGCGCCGGGCGGCGAGCTTGGCGAGGTCGGCAATGAGCGATGTGACCAGATCACCGAACTTCAGCTTGCCGGTCTTGACGAATTCGCCAATCGCATTTTCCGCCCCCTGAAACGCATTGACCAGTGCATTGCCGACATCGGCACCAATGTCGCGGGCTTTGGTTGCATAGTCGGTGAGGCTTTTGACCACCGCATCCCAGCCGGTGACAGCCTCATCCGACGCCTTCTTGTTGGCCTTGCCGGCCTTCTTTGCAGCCGCCGCCGAACGGTCGAGCGCATCGGTCACACGGCCAGCCGCTGCTGCGGCATCGTCGAGCGCTGCGGCGCTGTCAGCGCCCTTGATGGCATCGCCAAGCGCCTGCGCGGCGGGACCGACGGCATCGAAGGCATGGGCGCGTGTATCCTGTGCACGCTGACGATAGCGATCCGCCATGACACCGGCATTGCTGACGGCATGGTCGAGCATCGAAGCGTAGGACTGTGCCCCGAACCAGTCGATCCGGGCATCCGTGCCGAGTGTTTCGGCTACACTGTTGAAGGTCGGGCCGATCGTGGCGAGAAAGTCGGCCCATTTGTTGGACAGGAACGCCATCAGCTTGAGCCAGAGCTGTTCGACACTGGCCTTGATCGAGCGGAAATCGTCGACGAAGGACGAGGCGACCGCCTTGATACCGTCCCAGACGGCGCCGGCCAGATTGCCCATCAGCTCGAGCGCGCGCCCGAAACCGCCGGCCCCCTTCACCAGCTGGCCGAACCAGTAGATCAGCTCGCCCGCACCGACGATCAGCGCGCCGATGCCGGTGCGGATGATGGCGCCGCGCAGCAGCGCCAGCGCGCCCGACAGGCTGAAGGTGGCAATCCGCGCCGCAACGAAGGCTGCAACCCAGCGCCCTGCCATGAAGCCGGCGAAGGCGACACCGATGGCGGCCAGGTGTTCGAGATTGTCGGCGAGCAGAATGATTGCTCCCGCCACCAGGGACGAAGCGCCCGCCATCTTGTCCCAGGAGCCGACCAGTTGCAGGGCGGCGTTGGACAGCAGCGTGAAGGCATCGCCAATGGTGGCCGGCATCGAGTCGGCTTCCTCGCGCAGGCGTTCGAGATTGCCGACCAGAGCGCGCCGGATGACGTCGCCGGTGATCGTGCCTTCCGCCCCCAGCACACGCAGCTGATTGACATTGACGCCCAGCTCCGCCGCTAGGAGCTCGGCGACCCGGCCGCCGCTGGCGATCACCGTGTTGAGATTGTCGCCGGAGAGTTTGCCGAGCGCCATGGCCTTGGACAACGCATTCTGCACGGAAGCCGCGCGTTCGCCCTTGGCGCCCGAGACCACCATGGCGTTGTTCAATGCCTCGGTGAAATCCAGGCTTTCCTTCGTAGACAGCCCAAGCTCCCTGAGCGCCGTGGCATTGGCGAGCCAAGACTCGGTCGTCTGTTCGATGCCGGACCAGGTTCGGCGCGCCATGGCAGCGAGCCGTTCCATGACGGCAGCACCCTTTTCCTGGCTGCCGGTGGCAAGATCGACCCGCGAGCGCAGGTCGGTCCAGCTGTTGGTATAGGTGACAAGCTGCTGAACGCTGATCGCCGCACCCAGCACACCCATGACGCGGCGCACCACCTTGCCGGTGATGTCGGCCTGTGTCTCGATGCGCTTGAAACTCTTCTCGCCAGCCTCGCCAACACCCTGAAACTCGGACCTGACCAGCCGGCCGCCCTCGGCGACCAGCCGGACGGAGACGCGCTTTTCGGCCATGGATCAGACTTTCTTATGGGGACTACGGTCGCGCCGGTTCATCGTGACCGGTCATCGGAGGCCATCTGTTCGTTGAGCTTGCGCACCATCACGGCCTCGATCTCGGGCAGGCATTCGGCGGCGATCAGCGCATCGACCCCGAGCGCCTGCGCCATGGCCAGCGCCGCTCCCATGTCCCAGCCGATGACTGCACCGCCGCCCATGCCGCTGGCGATGCGCAGCTGTCCGCTCAGGCGCTGTGCCAGGTCCCAGACCTGCCAACCTTCCGGAGTTTCCGGATGGTTCAGTCGCGCCGGGCAGTCTTCGCACGCGCCTTCGCAGGCCGCGCAATAGCTTTCGCCCCCGCCGAAGTGCCATTCGGCAAGGGCGATGAGACGTTTTTTTCCGCGTCCAGCATAAGATGCGGCGCAAGGCAGCGGGTCTGGAAGGCTTCGAATACCGGCCAGATATCGAGAGCCGCGTCGATCCCTTCGGACGTGACGGGAACGGGCTTGCCGTCAGCATCGCCGACGCCCTCCCAATCCGTGACCACGCGCCGGGCGACCGCCTTGCCCATGACTACCGCTATCTGTTCCTGGCTGGCGTCCTTGGGCAGCGCCTCGACAGCCGGATCGTTGCGGGCAGCGACCATGATGGCCGTGGTCACCGGCAGAACCTGCAGACGCAAACCGTGGCCGAGATCGAGCCAGCGTGGTCTGGTGGAAAGATCGAGACGGATCATGGTCAGTAGTCCTCCACATCATTGACGAGAACGGCGGTGCACATGCGCCCGAGCGTGGCGTCGCGGGCGGCCTGCCAGTC